GGGATTACAGCCGTCTGGAAAGGCCGCTACGGCAGAAGACAATGGAATCTCTGGTGTTGTAAATATTATGTATTACTGGTATACACATCCTAAGCTCAAAGAATATAACTTCTTCGAATTTGTAAAGGTTGTAGTGTACGGTGATGATCTCTTGGCTTCTATTAAGAAGGAGATGTTGGAGTTTTTAAACAACATTCTCTTTCAAGAGTTTGCCAGAGATGTTTTGGGTATGAAGGTTACTCCTGCCCAAAAGAACCAGGAGTTCGCCGAATCTCTGAGTTTGCGAGACGTCTCTTTCCTGAAAAGGAAATTTGTGTTTTCGCGAACTTTGGAGAGATGGGTGGCTCCTTTAGATATACAGTCGGTTACCCGAATGTGTACCTACTACATTCCCTCAAAGAGTGTGTCGGAAACAACTCAATTTATTGATATCGTTACGTCATCACTCTGGGAGTGGTTTTTCCACTGTAAGACAAATCTCGAATTTGATAAGGTTCGAGACAAGTGGATCGAGGCTTTGGTCGAGAGATATGCTATTGACCCCGACCGCCTTGAAGTAAGTCTTCCTACGTTTAACCAGTTGGTTGAACGACTGAGTATTGAGGACCATTCAGTTAGACCAGAGTCCTCTCTCTCGACGGTTGGTACGACCTATCGAGATGCAAACCAGTACGCTAGACTACTTTTAGCAGAATATTACCAACAGCTCGAAGACCTTCTCAAAAGTCCTGTCGAGCCCGATGTGTTTGGAGATACTCCAGTTCGCATCCTTCGTAAGCAGCTTGCTTATCTTTCTTATCCTCATTTACGACCGAAGTACCTTGCTCGGATTCGTTATTTGAATAGGATAGAGGATCTGAAGGCTACTATCACCCTTCTTGAGGAACGTGAAGTTCCAAAAGTTGAGCACTTTACGATTCGACCTGAATCAGGAAATACTGGGATGATGACGGATACCGCATCTGCGGTCCATGTCAATGAAAATGTCCAAGATTATTTGGGTTCTACCCAGAATGTTGTGGATCATGATAATCCCACTGCTTCTGACCAAGGTCAGCGTGAGGTTTTGGGGATTGACGATTTCTTTCGTCGTCCTATCAAGATAGCTGATGGAAACCTAACCATAGGTTCGCACTTAACTGCGGAACATCCAGTGTGGGATTTGTACACACTCAACCCCGCAGTGCGAGCTAAACTGAGGAACTACGCCTATCTACGTGGAGAATTACATCTGAGAATTTCTCTCACAGGCACTCCATTTAATTATGGAAAGGTTCTTTTTAGCTACCAGCCTCAACCTTTGCGTAATCAGACACTCCAGAATATTGTCGCATATCCGAATACTGAAATTCTCAGAAACTATCTGAGTCAGTCTCCGGATGCGGCCGTCTTGGATGTCTGTGAAAATGCTCCGGTTGAGATGACCTGCCCATTTATCTGTCATAAGGAGATGGGTAATCTGTATAACAATTCTGCAACAGTTATTACAGATACTACTGCCTTTGAGGATTTTGAAGAATTTGGCTCTCTCTACTTAGCCACTCTCAACGTACCTCGGAGTGCATCCGATGGTGATGAACCCATTAGATACTACATCTATGCTTGGATGGAGAATGTCGAACTGGGTACCACCACTGGAACTCATTTAGCGATTAGAACCGAGTCTTCCTCAAAACCCTCGAGCGATTTCAGGATTCGTCCTGAATCAGGGGCTGATGAGAGAGATACTGGTCCTGTCGAGAGCTTTGCCAGTGGAGCTGAAGAAATTT